GTGTGCTAGCTATACCAACATTACCAGCAGAGTCTTGATAAACTCCACCAGTTCCGCTTCTATGTAACCAACCTTCAAATCTAATGTCTGACATTTTTATTACTTTTTAGTTATTTATGATGGTTCTGTGGGCCAAGTCACAGATGTCAAATCCAAATCATAATTGGAATCAAGACTTGGAGATGCAGATGCGGGTAAATCCCTAAGAGACTGTCTGTATGTTTTCCAAGCATCTGCGAGTGTTAAATCAGAACTTGCTCTCCAATCACAAGATGCAAGTCTTTGATCTCTTTCAATTCTTAATAATCTCATCGGTTCTGCATTATCTAATCTTGTAACCTCGGCATCAATCTCAGCTTCGGTTGGTGCTGAACCAGATCCTAACCAATTTAATCCAGAATATTCAAAACCCACCCAAGAAAATTGGTTTGGCTTTAAAGAATTTAATGCGTCATGTCTATTGTATTTCATTATCCTGCAATCTCCAATAAAGTCATAGTAGAGGGATTACTATCATCTTGGAATCTTACTCTTGAACTACTAGTAGCACTGGTAACTCTCCCTTGAAGTTTATATGTATTAGAACCTGTTGAAGCACCTGTATCTAAAAAACTAAAATGTAAAGGGAGAAACAATATTTTCTGATCCGTACCAGTACCTTCAAAACCTACATTTTTAGAATTGCCAGGTGCGTATATATCAGTCGAACCTCTTAAAAGTTTTATAGCACACCTACACGAAGTGTTACTACGTTGAATATCTAAGTGTTGAGTACACATAATTAAAACTTTACTATTTGCTGAAATAGTGATTGATGCAGTTAATCCTGTATCTGCAAAAGTTTCCGTTGTATTTGTAGTTGTAGATGTAGTTGTGGCAGAGACAGCTTGTAAAACGGTTCCAGCAGGTAATGCAGTCGTTGTTATACCAGTATATGTTGTGGCAGTGACTGATGTAGCAGTAACAATACCACTAACATTTAACCCATCCGTAAAATTAACGGTTGGAGTATCTGCTGATAAAATTGTATCTACTTTGAGTGTGCTCATTTTTATACTTTTTAGTTATTTAGTCTGCGGCTTCTGCCGTGTTTCCCTCGGCAACCCAAGCGAGGTACTCTTGGTAATCGGTGTTTGCAGGGTCTTGTGGAATGTTTTTTAACATATTTTCTCCACCATTTTTAAGGATATACTGTGTAGTAACTCCATCGAATGTTGAGTTATATAATTTGTAAATTGGGTTTGTTGGAAATGCCATAGTTTAAAGCTCCGCACTAACAGCGACTTTGGCTTTTAAACCACCGTCGGTAACAAAAATTCGTGTATGTCCAGAAGAGCCAGGGTTTCCTGATGATTCTAGCATCATTCCATCTCTATGCAATGAATTAGCAGACATAGTGCTTACATTTACACCACCACCAGTTCCATATGCTCTAAAAGCATTAGTAAAATTACTAATATCTAAAGTTGGTTGTGCTCTCTTTTTTACTTTAAAAGGTATAAGAGTAAAGAAATTACTACCATCACCCCAGAATAACCCTATAGGATTTTCGTTTGAGTTCGATCCTTCAAGTCTTTCCGTTATTAGTTCATAATATCTTAGGCAGAGTGAAAGTTCTTCACCGAAGCTGCGGTGTTCAAACGGGGTGGCCACTGAGCCGACTTCAATCTGAACTTTAGTAATAAACCAAGTAGCACTTGACGTTGATATTAATTGCACTGCTCCTGTTGCACCCTCTGCTCTAGCACCTGCCCATTGACCAGCAGTTCCTCTTTTACCAGAACCACTACCCATGTCAAAATTTAGTTCTAAACCTATACCATTGTTCACTACCCAACTTCCTGATGTTCTTGCTGGAACATTTACTACTTTATCTTCCCATGTATCTGCTGAATTGATTGTATATGTGAATGGAAAACTTTGATTTTGTGCAGAATTCATAAAAGAACCACTATGAGTTCCAGTCACACTTGATTTAACACTAAAAGAAAGGGTAAATGATTTTGCAGTTGCTCTTCCAAGTTCTAAATGAGCTACATTTTGACCCTCAATTCTTTGTGCTATTTTATAAACATCGCCAGAGCCAGGTGTTGCAGCGTTAGTTGTAACCGTAACTTTAGCTGCATAAGCAACTCCTTGAGCATTTGAAGTAATATCTTCTTGACTTAAGGTGAATACACCTAATGAACTTTCACCTCTCGCATACCATCTATCCATAGAATAAGTATTACTACCAGAATTGCAAGTAGCTGTCGTGCCACGTTGAGCTACTTGTATAGCTCCATTCATAATCAAATTACGATTCGTAAGTGGTGTTGCGTTTACTATATCTGTTGTTGTAATAATACCACAAGTTACATTACCATTAGCATGTATGGTCGCTGCAGTTCCTACACTAAATCCATCAGGAAAACCACCCCTAACAGTTCCAATACCCAAAGTATTAAAATTGCCTGTTGCTCCGTCAAAGGTAATTCCAGTTCCAACTCGTAAATTTGCCATTTATCGTAAAATTCCTTTTTTGTATTTATGCTATTAATAGGGTAGAACCTGATTCAATGGTAATTCCTATTCCCGTTGCAATCGTGACTGGGCCTATTAATAAGCCATTTTTCCCCTCTGGTAAAGTTAGGTGTTTATCTATTTGTTGGTCTGTCATCACAAATCCATCAAAAACTGAAACATTACCATGTGCTTGAACTGCTCCCTCTGACGTAGCAGCACCAGCAGCAGTTCCTTTGAGACCTGTGGTATTGATACCAGCAGTTTTAATTGTTGATACACCAACAGCAGTTTCTGTCCACACACCAGCTGCCACACCTGTAAGATCAGAACCATCTCCAGAGAATTTAGTCGCTGTAATAACTCCAACAGTTTCAACGTTACCATTAGATCTTACAGTATAAGCAGTTCCAACTTTAAAACCACCAGATGCAGTTACAATACCAGTTGTGTTTATAGAAAGACCTTCTACCGTAAGCGAACCATCAGCAGCATTTATTAGATCAGTATTTCCATCTATGCATACCCATTTTAACTCGCTATTACTTTATTAGGTATTTATAAAAAAGTAATAAGGCGAAAAAAATGGCGGGATTTTTTCCCGCCCTTTTTGGAAGCTAAAGCTAATTTTGGTGGCCGTTAAAAAGGATCAACGTATGATAACACCTCATCACCTGCTGTATCACGCACAAACAGTAACATATTCATAAACTGATCCACGGTTTCACAGTCTACTGTTTTTTCATCACCCTCACTAGAATACAGATAAATTTTACGCTTGAGTGGATCAACGACACAACGTGTCAAGTAAGCATCATTCATTAGTGATTGTTGCATATACAATGATGATAGCACAATCAATACGGTTTGTCAAACTGTATAAGTATTTCTTGGGAATTTATAATTTGGATCTGCGTAATTTCTCTCTTCTATTGGAATATCAGATTTTTCACTAAAGTTTGGGTCTGGATAATCATATCTACTATTACCCTCATATTCTGTGAGTAGAGGATTGACATCTTTTCTCTCTGCATAAACATGATAAAAACAATTGACAGGGCCTCCACCTTGACCTTGTAAATAAATGAATTCACTATCCCATCTCTTTACAATAATGTTTTGATGATGACCAATTGGTTGTAGTTGAACAGATATACTATCTTCGTGAACTAAATCTTTCCAATAGTCTGGTAATTTTATTATCTTTTGATTTTTGACTCTACCTCTACAATATACTCCAGATTCTGGGCCTTCTAACGAAACATAACGTAGTCTCCAACCCTCTCCCTTTGTGGGGTGTTGAATATCAAAAGGTTTTACTGGTTTTTTATCTGCCACACCAAATCTAGCAGCAAGACTAGTAGGGCCAATTGCATCGCATATTAAATCATCAGTGAAGTGAACTCTACCACCTGTCACCTCTAAGGAGAAAGTGGTTCCACCATCTCCCTCTATTTTTTGATTACCTTTCGTGTTTATTGCAAGACTTGTTCCTTTAGTTCCCTCTCTACCAACCATTAATGTTGCAGTGGCATCAGAAAAAGCATCTACCTTTCCTATCTGAGTATTACCTTCAATATATGCAGAGTGATCAATTTTTTCGTTTCCTATCCCTAATGCTTTAGGAACTCTTTTCTTCGCAGCAACTATAAGTTGCCCTGTATAACAAAATATTTCGTCTAGTGCAAATGCCATGTTACTCCTTGTTTATTTGTGCGGGTTCTGGTAGTTTATCTTTTGCCAATGCACGGGAAACTCCCTCTATCAATGGTGATAACATTTGCATTCCAAGACTCCCTCTAATTGTCATCAAACCAGATGTCATAATTTTGCAGGATTGCTTACCATCTATTGTAACATTTTTTGAGTCAAGTTTCAAGGTCTCATATGCATTTGCCCAAATAACACCTTGTGGAGCGTTACCATTGGCAATAAGTTCAATATCAAGTGCCTCTAATTTAATTTTTCCATTTGCTGCTTTAAGATGTATGTCACCATTCTCTGCAAGAATTACGACTGCCTCTTGCTGCTGCTTCAAGTCTTCACCACTATGAATAAAGGTTGAACCTGGCGAATTTAATAGAGTAAAACCAGTTCGTGGCCCATCTTCATCAAAGCACATGAAGTGTCTTCCATCTCGTGCTTGAACATGAACACTAGAAGTAACATCACCTTTTGGGCTCAATTTACCAAAAGTGATAGCACCATTCATGGCACTCCATACTTGGTTCCAATAATTCTTTTTCTCAGACATTAATATCCTCCGTATCCACCACCGCCACCACCGCTAGGTGTGCTAGGTGTAGATGGTGCTGGTGTTGATGGTGTTGATGGGGTTGATGGGGTTGAATATCCACCACCAGTTGCTGGTGTTGTGGTTGTTGATGGTGTTGCTGGAGTAGTTGATGGAGCACTTGTTGGTGTAGTAGAATAACTTCCTCTGGTTGGAGAACTTATAGCTTCTATAGTATCCTCTTGAGTTTCAGTCTCCTCTATTTGACTTGGAGCAATCGCACCCTCAATAGGTCTCTTCTGAACACTCGCAAGTTGAGTATCATAAACCACAATATTAGTTCCAGAATTAACAGATGTTCCTGCATATCTGATGCCATTCACATAGTATACATTTCCGTAGTATGGTTTACCATCAACGTAACCATTTATATTTAACCCAACCAAATCAAAGACTTGAACCACATCTGTTAATATTGGTTCCACTGGTTGTGGGTCACGAATAATACTAAAATCAGGAACAAAAGCTGCGTTGAATCCTGTTTCGGTATTCATTCTAATTTGTGGTAGTTCTGTGAATCTACCTCCTTTATCAACTGATACAGACCTTATTTTCCCGAAAGGATCACAACTGTATGAAAGAGTTGTTCCATTACTTGGTATTACCTCTATAGTATCGACTCCACAATTATGGTTGAAGCCTGGGTTTGTAATAGTCACACCAGTAAGTTCTATGATAGCAGGATATTGAGGAACTGTTTGAGGTGGTGGAAGATAACCTTGACCACTATCTCTGACAATAACTTGAACTACTACTCCATTCTCAATGATAGTTTGGAGAACAGCACCACTACCATTTTTACAAGGATCAAGAACTTGAACCTGTGGTGGTGAAGTATATCCAAAACCACCACTCACAAGATCAACCGCAATTAAATTTCCTTTAACATCTATCACTGGATTCGCACTTGCTCCAACACCACCACCTCCAAAGAACTTCAATTTTGGTGGGCCACAAGGTTGATCACCAGTTAAGCAGGGATCAGATCTCAGTAGATTTTTGGGAGTTAATGCGTTGACCTCATTAATTGTCAAAAATCTAACTTTCTCATCACCATCAATAAAAATAAATTCTGTCTCTGGATTTAATTGTGCATAAGAATTTGCATCAGCAATGGATACATTTTGAATGTAACCATCAGTTTCGCTGATGTATCCTACTTTAATATTATCAAATGACGTTGGTGTAATTGGCATTATTCTAGACTCTCTTGAACTGTGTCAAATATGACATCATGTGGTGATGTTGTGTGTGCAATACCGACCATTCTTACTTGTGATCCATCATCTCTCACATGAACATGGAATGGGCCATAGTATGGTTGACCTTTAACATAACCAACTAGATTAGTTAGATCTTTTGTTCTTGATTTTGGTTTAGTAAATACTTTCTTTATTGTAACACCTTCTTTGCTAGAACTCAACTTTTCTATGCCTGTTCCATAAGATCTTCTTGATTCTGTAGAATTTGCAGTGTTTTTAGCAGAATCTGCAATGGATGAAGTATTAGGTTTATCTGAAGATCCACCACCATCTTGCATTGTATGAGAATCATTTGGCGAACATTCTGGATCAGGATCACAATCAAATAATTTAGTGATTGAATTAACAAATTCTAACGCAGTCGTTATATCAAAATTCATACCACCAAGTGAACCTAAACCTAATCCACTTGGTGTTAAATCAGCAAGAGAGGCTCCTTTACCAGCAATAGCATTCAAAATTCTAGGATTAGTTGCTGCTAAACTACCAGCAGCAGAAATTAAATCTGGTATATTACCAGTTTTAATCGCTTCAAAAGCGTCTCCTATTCCAGTTAAAATATTTTCATCTACACCCAATATATTTGAGGTCAGAGTTAATCCTGCTGCTATGCCATCTGGATCTGATTTATCATCAATTAATAATAGAGCATTAGCAATCAACTGTTGATTATCTGGTGTGTTTTGACCAGCAGCATCGATGAATCCAAGTAATCCACGACCATAATTTCCCTCTGCCCAAAAACGATTTGCACCCCCAACATTATTAGGATCTATTCCTGCTTGATCTGCTAAAGTTTGAGAAAAACTTAAAACTAGATCACCAGATGATAAGGATGAAAGAACATTATTTTCATTTATAGCATTATCAATAGTTCCTTTATCTTCTGATCCAGTTTCTGTTGGTGATCCTCCAAGAGAGTTTGATATCTCATCAACTACAGGGCCAATCGCACCATCAAATCCTTGTAGAATAGTATTAATTGTTCCTCCCAATACTTCACCTATAATTTCCTCCGTTTCGCAGAGTGGTGTGGGTCTGTAAAATCCATCAGGAGAGGGAGGAGGAACATCACCAGAACCAGGCGTATCTAACGTAGGAATACTTGGTATTACTGATGATGTGCTTACACCAGCAACTCCTGCTTCAGATATAGCAGCATTAGCAGCAGCATCCTCTGCTTTCTTTTTCTTTCTATTAAAGGCCTTCTTTAGTGCAGAAGCGAGTAATCCTATAAGTGCAACACCTGCCATAGCATTGAACATACAGGCAATTTTTTCTAAGCCCTCATTCTTTTTCTTTAATACATCTAAGGTATGTGAAGGTGGAGTAAGATTTTCTATAGGTGCAAGTTTCTCATTAAATTCTTTAGTGGTGAACTGTTGAATTTTATTCATAGTTCCTTTCATATATTTCGACATCTCTTTAGATGCTTCTTCAATTGCCTTGTCTATATCTTTATCAATTTCAAGAACTGGTAATCCACCAGCTTTGTTAGCATCCAGAAGAGATTGTTGAAATTTTTCTATTTTGTCAGACAACTTTTGTATAACAGTCTGCATATTTTTTGTATCAGTTTGCGTCTCTGGATTAGGGCATGCTAATGCATGTGGTTTCTCCAACACATAACTTGTTCTTTCATCAGAAATTGTGAATAAATTATTTGCGTCTGATGCCTCTGCGGATACATTTGAATTTGATGGTGAATTATATGCTTCATTTCCTGCTTGGTCTGGTGCAAAATCAGCATCCTTAAGAATTCTATCTGTAAAATCACTTAGTTTTTGTTGAATAGAATGAAAACTTTGTGGCACGAAATTCTTACCACCACTACCTTCAGTTCCCATTTTTCTTTCAAGTTTAGTCTTAGCATTGTTACCAAGACAACCCATAATTATAGGAGTTTGTTCATCCTTTCCATCAAGGAAAAATCCAAAGACAAACATTCCCTGTTTAAGGGCTGGTGTCATGAAAGATCCACCAATACCATTACCAGAAGTCACGGGATACATCACTTGAGCCCAAGGTAATTCTTCTGCAGTTACCTCTGATTCTTCTTGATCATGATGACCTACAATTCTAACTTTATATCTGTATCCCCATGCTGGTATATCTTCTACTCTAGAAAACTTGGCAGGGTTTTGATTTTCTCTCCATGTTGAATCATCAGCAATCTGGCCTATAAACCAATGAAAACTTGATCCTAGAAAGCCAGGATTGAATAGTGATCCTCCCTCCATGTTTTAATCGTCGTATACTCTACATTCAAATGCGTCTGGATGATTGTCGCAATAAATTTCTAAATGTTTATCTTCATGTCTGGTGTGCCAATCATTAATCTTACCTTCATTTGGTATCACTTCATCTTCTTCATGATCATGAAATGCTTCATTGTGAAGTTTTAAATCTTCTTTAGTATATTCTAACATACCATGATTAACATGCTCTTTTCCATCTTTAGGATCAATGTTTGCATGGTTTAGATCTTGATTTGGAATTTTAGTTGTCATAGTTACCTCGTGCTGTGATTACCTTTTCTTCCGAAGGAGTCTCTTGCTAAATTTAACTTAGTATAAGTTCCTGCGGAGTCAACATAGTGGCATAAGTCGGCTATAATATATAGACCACCACTCTCCTTGTTTACTGTATCATCTTTTTCACCTTTGACAGAGAATATGTCAACAAATATTACATCTCCTGCATGTAAACTAAAGTCTCCAGCGATAGTAATCTCCATCATGCTAGAGAAAAGTTGATTGTATCTACGAATCGCTTGATTTAATGTTTGTGCTGCTTTAAAATTATCTTTTTGATTTTCTTTAATTTGATCTTCAGTAGCACCAGATGGTAAAGTTCCACTATCAATCATCATAAATGTTGTTCTTGTAAAATCTTTAGTTGGAGTTTTAAATTTTTCATTGAATACAGGTAATCCTTTTCCAGCGAGTTTTACTTTCTTTTTCTCTACAGCTTCATCAGCAGTTTTTTCATCAACAACATATTTACAATTATATGGATCAAACATAACCAACTTAGTTTTATATGCACCCATATTCATTTTAGATTGAATATTGATAGAACTATCTGATTGATGTTGTAATATTTTTCCATCATATCCAGCTGGAGTACCCTCTTTTGCATCAGTTGAGTTATTAAAAACATATGATTTCTTTTGTTTCTTATCAAATAATTTATCAATTGATTTAAATTGATATCCATCTGCAGTTTCAAAGAAAAGAAATCCAGCACTACCATCTTCACCACCTTCTGGTATTGATTGTTTAGAAAGAATATTTAATATGTAATATGGTTTGCGACCATTACCAAGAAAATTATAATCATTAGATGTTCTCTCTATGTCTAGTTTCTTTTTACTTTTCAATCTATCCTTAAATATCTTTTCAATATTATCAGATATATTTCCATTAAATCTAGCACGACATCTTGATTCACCCATTTCATTACGGAGAAATTCCTCTGACACTAGATTCAAATTAATTACGTTTTTACTACCATCTTCATATAGAGGAGTCATAGAATTAACTACCATGTTAACCTTAAGTTTTTCATCATTATTATCTTTCATTTCTAATTTAAAATCTTCTGTTCCAACGAGTGGAAGACCTTCTACCACAGATTTCCCATCAATAGCATTACCAGCATCACTAAAAACAAGAGATGCTTTGATACTATCCTGTAGTATACTTTCAAAATAAGTTAGACGAACTATTCCATTAGTCAAACTAGCAGTCTTTTCAGTATCTAAATTAGAAACCACATCTGCTTTTGATATAGTTGCTGGTTGTGACTTAAATGCTTCACTCATGTTTTATTTACCTCCATACATAGCGAGTTCACTATCATCTAAAACAACTGTTCTTGTTCTCACTCCACCACCTCTTCTTCTTTGATTTCCAGTTGAAACTGTTTTAGTTTTTTGAACTGGAACTGGGATGATCACAGCATCACCCTCACCACTTTCATAAGTTGTTTCTGTTGCTACTGCCTTTGCATCTTTCTCTGCTTTAGTTTCATATGTGCTACCACCTTTACCATCAAATGTTTCCTGATTAGCAGAGATAGTGCCAGTGATACTGCTGGAAGTCGTTTCACCTTCATCCCTTTTACCAAAGAAGGATTTGAATAATAAAGGATAGAACTTAAGTGGGTTAATTAAATTAAGAGGATTAAAGAACTTATCTACCTGACCATCTTTTCCTCCTGCAAATCCAAGACCTTCAAGGAAACCATACAATCCTAATTTCTTAGTTCCTCTAGTGAGTAGAGATCTAACTCCTCCACCCTCTGGCACTTTAATCGGATCTGTTGTAAGCACATTGCTTATAAAGGCTTTAATTCCACCACCTAACCAATTTGCTACTGCCTGACCACCTTTAAAGATAGTCATGAAAGTATCTTTTAGTTTTTGACCTGCAGCTTCTACACCACCACCCAATATTAATTCATATAACAAATCACCAACAAAAACACCAATAGTTTCACCAATCAATGTTCCAAGAAATGGTATGGGTATGAATGTTCCAAGTGCACCACCTAACGCAGCACCTCCAGCCTTGAATAGTGCTTGTCCTGCTGGTTCACCAGACATCAAAGAAACAAGAGCAATTATTATTGGCCCCATTATTGGTATACGACTAGCAAATCCTTTAACTGCAGGAGTTGCTGCTTTTAATGCAGGTGCAACAAACTTTGCTGCCTTACCAAATATCTTCGCAGCAAATCCACCAACCTTCGATGCACCTTTACCTGCTAATCCCTTTCCTGCTTGAAACAATCCTTTTATACCTTTTCTTGCACCAGGCCCTATAAATCTTTTCAACCCTACGATCATTCTTCTTGCAGCATTTTTAATAAGTTTAAAAGCATTCTTTATATTTTTAGCTAATGCCTCTCCAATTTTTCCTTTTATGATTTTAAATATCAAAAACGAATTTATTAATGTTTTCAGATTTTCCATGAAGGTTCTGAATTTTTCTGCACCTTCCTCACCAAAAATATTTTTAACTAACTTTTCTGCACCGTCAGAAATCTTATATCCAAAATCAATAAAACTAATTAAAGCATTTAATAGAGCACCAGCACCTTTAGATACTCCAAAGAAATTATCAAGAAACTTAATAACTTTACCAGCACCTTTAACAGCAGCGAATATACCTTTTACCAAAGGGCTATCAGCAAGTTCAATTAATTTCATTATCCCTATACCAAAAATAAATTTAGTAAGAAAACCAAATATACCACTAAGTATTCCAACACCAGGCACTTTAACCTTACCTATTCCACCACCTTCTTTCTTTGGTTCATCTGGTTTTTCTATATCAGATTCTTGTGCTGCACGTTTAGCTTTCTCTGCTGCTTTTCTTCTTTTGGCTTCCTGTTTATCTTTTAATATGAGACCACTCTTCATGCTTTCGGCAATAGCAGATACAGTTACACTAATGTCTTGAACTTGTTTTACAATTGCTGATCCTCCACCACCAGATCCAACATCACCACCAACAGTCTGTGCAGAAACATTAATGGTTTGTTTTGATGCTGGAATATCAACTCCCCCTTTATCTCCACCAATTTTCCTACCCATCATGTTTCCCATGATTTCTTTATTGACTTTATTTTTTACTATTGAACCACCCTTTCCCTTTTTCTTACCAGTAATAAAATTCTTTGCTTTAGTAGCAGCAACATCTTTTGCTTTCTTAGCAATAGCACCTTTTGCAGCTGATCCTATGGTCGCTAAAAATCCTGCCATATCTTATCTCCTTATCCCCAGTGTCAATTCTTTTGCTCTACCACCAGGTGCAACAACATCAAATGATGGTATTCTATCATCTGGGCCATCAGATGGTGTAACATTATCTATTGTTGGAGCTGGTGGAACTCCCCCAAGACCTTTGAGTGCTTTAAGTGCCTTTGATGCTGGTGGTGAAACTGCAGCTTTTTTAACTTGATTTGCTGCAAATCTTAGAAGACGAGCCTGTGGTGTTTTAGCAAGTACACCTCCTATCTTCTTAACTAAACCACCCATGAAGAAGTTTTGAGTGGGAACTTGCCCACCACCTGCGTATGATATATTGTTCGTCATGCCACCCATCTTCAACCCACCTAGATTCATCATGGTTCCAACAGTTGAAGTTTTCATTTTCTTCTTTTTCGCAGGTTTAGTTTTTCGTTTCTGTGAAGGTTTACCAACACCACCAGCAGCTGCATTCATTCCATACAATGTATCAGCACCAATTTGATTCACTGCCTCCTTAGTCAATACAAATTCACCAGGTGTTAACATCGCAGGAACGGTGTCTGTGTTCCCTTGGCCAGGAACCTCACCACCTTTATTCATCTTAGTTGTGTTACTTTTTTCTGGAACCACACCACCTTTATTCATCTTCTCTGGTTCTTCCTGTTGCTCTGGTGGTGGTGGGCCTGTTTCTTCCCTTTCTATGTTTACATCTTCTCCTGTGTCATCACCTGTATCACCTGTTAATTCTTTTTCATTACTTGCGATTTCTTTATCTACATCTTTACCAAGGCCAAGTATTGACTTGACAAGTTTGATTATTTTTGGAAGAAAACCCACTGCTAATGCAATTACACCAGCAAGAACGGGGAAACCTGGCACGAATGCCATAAGTGCAGTAACAATAGTAGGCCAATAATCTTTCAGGAACCTGAATATAGAATCCATTTTCTTTTGATTTTCACCGTCACCCATCCAGTCTAAGAGTTTCATCAATCCTGTTCCGAGTAAGAACATAGTCAGAAACTTGAATATAGTGTTAAAAATACCCTCTGCTGGTTTTAGAAGTTTTCCAACTGCACCTCCAACTTTTTTAATCGCACCTTTTGTTCCCTCTAAAAGGTTCTCTTTCATGCTTCTTTTTTTCTTTTCTCTTGCTTTTCTAGTATCGTCTGCTTGATCCTTACTAATATCTTTTTGAGCTTCAACAATACCTTTGATAATATTCACATCACCAGCAATTTTTGTCAATGCTGATGACATATCTCCACCACCACCATCACCCTCTGCTTTATCAACGGGAACAGGTGCAGAACCTGGTGATATGAAGTTCATCGCATCTTTTTTCTTCTGTGCCTTTCTATCTGCTATTGCTTTATCTTTTGCATCTATCTCTGCCTTTATCTGTTCTGCTGATTTAGCATCCGATCTTCTCTTTCTTGTTACTTTTAATTTACCAGTCTTATCTTTCTCTACTTCCTTTTGTGCTCTTAAATCTTTTATTGCTATTGCTAATTCTTTTAGTCTATCATCTTTAGGATTTTGTATCTGAAGTGAATTGAAAGTTTCTTTTAACGCACGAAGTTGACCCGTATAAGACTCTAGTTCAACGGGTTCGTATCCAAAATCATTAATAAGCAGTTGCTTAATTTCCTTATTTGGTTTAGGCATTACTTAGATTGCTGGCGTTTAAGTTCCTCTTCTTCGAGATGTTGTTTTAATAATCCAACATAAATGTCTCTTTCCCAAGGCATCATGTTTTCAATCTCAGTTAATGAGTATTTATGGTATTGCATCAACGAAAAGTTCAACTTGTAGTAACTAGCAAGATCCATATGGATCATTGCTATCCGAAAAAAGACGCTAAACCCTCAAGTACAACTTCACTTTCGACCTTTGTTTCTGGATTTTTTACCTTTATGGTATGTGATAATTTAGGCATTGATGTAAAGAACTCTTCAATCTTTTTAAATTGTGATGAATTCATCGACTCAAGAAATTCTGTTATCTCCTTTCTTGTGCAGTCTCCTGCTACCCATACCTCTTCGTCAGTATATATTTTATCAATACAAGATGCGATGAGTCTGAATGATTGTTCCATTGCATTTTCATCTTTGAAATCAAAATTGTTTTTAATAAACTCATCCAAAGAAGGATACTTAAGTTCCATCATCAAGTTATTATCCAATTCAATCTTATTTGAATGGTTATCATTTTTCTGAACTTTAATGTCATCTAAGTCAATTACAACCTTAACACTTGTCTTTTCATCATCAGGGCAAATTATATTAACATCTATTGATTCACCAACTGACTTTCCACGAATGTTTAAAAACAAATATTCAATATCAAAAGTTGGTAGTAACTCTACTTTAATTCCCTTTGTTTGAACACAACTCTTAAGAACTGCTTTGATAGCTTGAGTTATTTGTTTTGTGTCTTCACTTTCTAAAGCAAGAACTAAAAGTTTTTCTTCTTTCACCAGAAAAGGTCTATAGTTTATTTCCTTCTCTGTAGATGGTAACACCATACTATACGTTGGTGTCGCAATTTTTGGTAAAGGCATGATATCCTATTATGCAATTCAGTATATTATATAGCAGGGTTATTGAGAGAGTGATCTCTGAACAACTCCACCCACTACATCACCCAGTAAATCTATTCCAGTTAATTTATCTACAGCAATATTAGCAAACTGGCCAGCATAATATGCAACTGTTGAATCTAAAGAATTTGCTCTAGGTTTTGCACTATATCTTGTATAAGAAAATGAAACACTGCATTTTAATAGATCTGATGCATCATATGTAACAGGCATCGCTGAAATTGCTTTTGGAAAAGCATCTATAAATTTATATGTTAATGGTCTAGTTCTACCTCTAACTGGATCTTTCGAGTTTAAATTCTTCTCAAACTTTGTTATTTCTAAACCACCTTTATACTTAGCAGGAAACTTCATTCTATAATGAAATTCACCAGTATGTCTATCATTTGTATCGTTTGTCATATATGACATCCAAGCTTCAAAAAATCTAATTGGTATATATTCTTTTGCGTCACAATAGAATGTCAATGAAATCTCCTCATCAAATACTCTACGATGAGCATACTTCTCTGATATTCCTGTGAAATCATTATCTAAGTTTGATGTTGCTAAAGATGAACCTGGCAGTGTTGCCTCTGAACAGAATAATTGTAGTTTTTCTCTCCTTGTTTTATCAAGGTATTTAAAATTTAATAAATTTCCAAGACCTTGTTTACGAAGATAATTTCCAAAAGATTCTCCATTTTCATTTAATTGCTTTGGATCTTGAATTGATACTTGATAAAACGAAGTGGTTGCTGGCTCTAGCAAATCTTTTACAATTTTATCTACTGTTAATCTCTGTGGTGGGATGGAAGCCATTTATAAATACATTTGACCTTATATATTATGTATGCAAGATAATGGCAGAAAGTATAAAAAGTCGCTATAAACCATCGAATCCAGAGAAATATCAGGGCAATCCGAACAATATTATCTGTAGAAGTAGTTGGGAAAGACGTTTCTGTGTGTGGTGTGATAAGAATGAAAACATAATATCTTGGGCATCAGAAGAGTTTTCCATACCTTATATGTCTCCAATTGATAACCGTGTGCATCGTTATTTTCCTGACTATATCATTAAAGTAAAAGAGAAAAATAATAAGATTAAAAACTATGTTGTAGAAGTTAAACCTAAAAAACAAACTCGACCACCTAAGAAAAGAAAAAGAATGTCTAAATCATATATCTATGAATGTCAAACCTATGCTGTCAATCAAGCAAAGTGGAAGGCAGCAGTTGAGTTCTGTGAAGATCGTATGATTCAATTTAAGATAATTACTGAAGATGAGTTGGGTATTAAGTAATGGCTGAACTAAGTTACGATGAAGTAAAGGCAGATATTGATGCTAGGAATCCCACTAAACCTGGTCAATATACTGGTAAACCAGTTCCCATAGATCAGAAAGAAAAAAGACCACCAACAGTCAACGCTAATCGTATTGAAGCAATCAAAGATCAATTAACATCCTCAGATCCAGAAGATTTAATGTTACAAATCATGCAAGCATTGAATAATACTGTAGAAGCAATACCTACTGTAGGAAATTATTATACCTTTGTATATAATGCAAAGACTGATGGTAAACAATACGATCAACATCCTCTAATTGCTTGCACAGATTTATTCAAGTGGGGATTCAGGGGAATCAATTTTCACTGGCAATCATCTCGTAATTACACATGGGAAGAACTCACTGGTCAAGTGTATATGGTCAAATCAATTGAGTTGGATGACCTACTTTCAATACCTTATGCAAAGTTTATCACTAAATAAATAAAAACCCCGTAAATGACTACCTCTGCTAATAGCTCTAGTTGGGTGAGAACCTATACTAAAGACGACGCAACCAAATATCAAATAGCATATAGATCCAATAACACATGGAGATTAAATGCTAATGGGAAAGCAGTGCCTGGTTCTTTTACTACTAATTTACAAGTAGATAGAACAGCGATTGATGGTGGTGTAACAGGTGGTGGTGTCAATGCAACGTGGACTACAGCAGCAACAAGAGGGCCTGGAGCTAATGGTGTATGGGATAGAAAATATCTAGATGATGATGACACAACTTTAGGTTTCGCATTACCAGATGCAAGTTGGTCTGATCTTAATGACAGAAATAGTAATTTTAATTCACAAGTAAATAATATAAGTGCAAATGCAATCGCAAAATATTTTAGAACACTAGGATTTGGTAAAGGTAGTGGTGTATCTACACAGGCAGGAGCAATAAGAGAACTAAATCGTAGTCAAGGATCAGGTAATCAAGGTAATCCAGCTGAAGATGCAATTGGTGGAAATAAAACATTGATAAAAGAATTACCAGATGAGTTAGGATCAAAACCAAGAGATAAGTATGGATCACGTTATACTTATTATTATCCAGTAGCACTTTCTTATAACCGTGATCAAGATAAGATGCAGATATCTGTATTAAAATATAAACCAAGAGAAATAAAAGAGTTTAAAATAGCGAAGACTCGTGATTCTGGTGGTAGAGATGGTTATAAACAGAGAAGATTGGGTAGTGTTTTCTTACCCGTGCCTGGCAGTGTGACTGATCAAAACAGTGTCGCTTGGTCTCAGAATACCATGGATCCAGCAAAACTTGCTCTTGCAAATGCATTCTTTACTAATGTTCAAAAAGAAAGTGGTCAAGTGGATGGATTAATAGATTCTGTGAGTGATATTGCTAAAGCGGTTGGTGAAAGTTCTGGTGATGTAAAAAAAGGAGTTGCAGCATCACTAGCTAAAGCAGCAACTGGTGGTGATATATTGACAAGAACAACTGGAGCAGTTATCAACCCCAACATGGAAATGCTTTTTCAAGGCCCAATGATAAGACCATTTACTTTTTCTTGGAAAATGAGCCCTAGAGATTATGAAGAAGCAGAGATGATAAAGAAAATAATTAGAATGTTTAAACAATCACAAGCAGTAAAAAGATCTAAGAGTTTGTTGTTCTTAGAATCACCAAACACATATGCATTAAGATTCATAACAGCAGGAAGAAAAGAGCATAGTTTCTTACCCAAAATAAAAGAGTGTGCGTTGACAGGTTTTTCTGTGAACTACACACCAGATGGTAACTATGCAACATACGAAAACTCCTCTATGGTTGCATATGAAATGACAATGAGTTTCCAAGAACTAGAACCAATTTACCATGATGAGTATACTACACTCGATCAAGACAGAGATGAATCTATAGGTTTCTAATATGGCTAACAGATACTTCCGTAACATACCAGACTTTGAATATGTTAACCGCACTAAAGACGGTCAATTTATTTCAAACTACACTCAAGTCAAAAACTTTTTTAAGAAAGGAAAGATTAGAGAGGATCTATTTCAAGATCTGACTGTCTTTGAAAAGTATAATATTCTTGGTGATGATAGACCAGACAATGTTGCTGATCAAATCTATGGTGATCCTACTTTAGATTGGGTTGTATTGCTATCAAATAATATTGTTAATATTTACAATGAATGGCCATTAAATCAACAAGCATTTGAAAATTATGTATTAGATAAGTATGGAACAGTTGCTAAGTTAGATGAAATTCATCACTACGAATCAAACGAAGTTAAGGATAGTAGTGGAGTGATTATATTTCCAAAAGGAGTCAGAGTAAGTGCAGGTCAAAGTGTAAGTTACTTTGAACCATTAAGTGATGAACAAGTAACAGTAAATCCTGTATCAAAGGCAGTTACTAATTATCAATATGAACAATCAGTTAATGATAAAAAGAGAAGAATATTTTTAATCAAACCAATATATCTAAACGTTGTCTTTGATGATCTAGAAGAAATGATGATATACAAAGAAGGATCCACTCAGTTTGTGAGTGAATCCTTGAAACGTGCTGATAATATCAGACTATTTGAGTAAGTTAATATACGCTGCTATAACTAAAAGAGTTAAACAGATCTGATTATATCTCACTTAACTCTCTGCTAATTTCTGGAAATATGAAAGAGCATCATCCTCATCTTTATCTACAGTTACGGATGGAGTTGGTGTAGATACAGCTTCTGATACTGTTTTTTCAGCAGCAGCATACTTACCTTCACTCTCATCCTCTAACTCTTCATCAGGGATGTAACGTGATTGTGCAGGTTTTTTACCTAACACATACTTCAATCTTCTTTCAAGATCTTCGTAACTCTTGAACTGATCTGCAGCAGTAACAGCAGCAAGAGAATACTCTTTCTTCCATATCGCTTCTAATGCGTCATCGTCATCAAGAAGTGGTGAAACTGAATCGAACTCTGACTTATCATAGTTCCAGAAGCCATCTTTCTTGACAATCTTCAATTTGAAGTTTGCACCTTGCCAGAAGTCAAAAGGATTGATTGGTGATTCATCCTCAAACTCTGGTTGCATTGCTTCCATAACCTTATCAAATATTT